ACAAGGGACAGGGGCCTTCCGTCAGACTCGAGATGTCCTTCGACAAGAGGTTCCACACCTCTCATTCTGAAGAACTTTTCGAGCGCAGGATACCCATCGATTGGATCGTGAGACAGGCGATGCTTGACTACAAGACATCTCTGCTCACTTCGCTGTAACTCGTCGTTAAAACGAGTCACAGGCCAACCAACATGGGAGATTACACCCACGATGCTATCTTGTTCAGCGTGCTTGATAGGGAAGGAGTCGAGTTTATACTCTTCTCTAATCCTATTGCAAGTAGCATACCATCCTCTTTTGTAGAGGGAGTTATGCCACTCGATTACGCTCACGTTGAGAACATCATGACGGGAGATACCCGGCAATGGTATACGAGCACGAACTGGCGTTACGTCAGTTGTCCCGTACCAATCACTTCCGCAAGACTCTTTGAATGAACCATTCACAAAAGTCTTTGCTTCGTTGATCTTGAGGCCAAAGACCTCAAGAAGCCGGATAACCTCGGGTGCACTTTCTACAGGGACGATTATATCGTCCCCGTAGACGCGTATAGGGAGTTCAAACCCTCTATACGGGTGATAGTCGAACGCTCTCTTTACTCCCATTCTAGCGATGACATAGAATACCATCGTTTCGATTGGAAAGCAAAGAGAACTACCCATAGATGCAAATTTCTTTAGCCTAATCTTACGGCCAGAGACGTCTGCGTACCTGCTCCTACTTGCAAACACCGCTTTGCGAAGCGGCCCTGCAGGGAAGAGAGCATATACAAGGGTAGAAGAAACGCGATCGCTCGCCTCGCTAAGATCGATTGTTGCAAAAGATTTATCTCTCGCACCAATCATAGCGAGTCTCCTGTTGAAGGATTGATCCTTCCAGCAAATGGAGTTGTAGAGATTCAGCCAAGCTGATCTCTTCAACACATCTGTCATGGCGGCCAAGATGCCCTGCTGGGCATACTGGTTCCATGACGGTTCCATTGCGATAACACGCGGAGATTTCTGCGTTTTCGGAACAAGAGTCACCTTAACGGGTGGCTCATCTTCCGGCGAGACTATTAGGGGAGGGGCAGATTTGTACGTTGATCTGGCGTAGTGCCAGTACGGCCAAACTGCCTGTAACCTCTCTGACCACTTGCTGAGATGAAAGCGTTGGTTATAGCTTTCGCGAGTGGCCAGAGCACCGGTAGAGTGGATACACAAGTCTTCTGACTCGAGTAGCTGCTCTACCTCAAGGAGGTAGGGGAAGAGACACATAGCCTCTTTCCTGAACTCATTGAGGATATCAATGGATAGCCGGGGAATAGTCTGGTCAGTCTTGATATACGACTTCAGACTGGCCTCCTTGCGGAGGTCAGTACATTCTACGTTGATCTTTGAAAAGATCACTAGAAACTGACGGACATCTTTAAACAGTTGTCCGACGAAGTCAATATCAGGATTGACAGTGCCATCACTAAGGAAGATTAGACGAAGGAAACCCGAGAGAAACTTCGGGCGACCCCCTGCTTGGCCGAAGAGGCGAAGCAGGTTGGAGTCTATGGACCCATTGCTTATGGATTTGGTTAAAACCTTCTCCATAGCAGGTAGGGTAATTGTCAGAAATGACAAACCTTCCTTATCAAACCGGGACGTTAATGTTTTAACGTCGCGGTCCGTGCGCACACCGTGTTTACTACCCAACTCCTGAAGGAGTGTCGTAGCAATTCGGACCATGCTTTTCACTGTTCCTCCTAGTGAGGTTACAGATCATGGCATGGCTTTCCTAAAGCTGACCCTCCACAAGCTTGTCGGCGTTGGTGCCAGTACCGATGAAGGCTGCAAGAGCCTTCAGGTAGTTGACAACCTTCGTCTTATCGTATCCATTCTTCGGAAAGTTGATGGAGACGACGGCTTGGTAGGACACTGCCATGTTCTGGTCCGGAATTGAAGGATTCACGACGATCTCATCGGCGCGAAGCTTCATGGACCTATGGTAGCGGTTCTTGTTATCACTGGTGATGACTGCGGAAGTAACTCCCGTAGTATCAGCGAACGAACCCTCGTTGAGGGTCATGCCCAGACGGGCAAGAGACGTTGCTGTACCACCAATGGTAACAGAAATGGGGTCGGGAAAAGCCATGATATTCCTTTCATAACGCTTCACAGCGTGATCGCGGAAAACCGAGATCTAGATAAGGGACTTTCCCTCATCTGATGAATGGGATGTTTTTGGCCTTAGTAAAACCTAAAGCCGCGAGTATCGACGCGCGGAACGGATCTTTAAGAATATCCGTCCACGACGAGGTACTCATATCATAAGGATTTCCTGGATATCGAATGTTCTGCCTAACACGAGCGTAAGCTGCGCCGCTAGCGGACACTCCTTTAAAGAAGGAAGTGTTGTTAGGTAGTTTCGATTTGAGCTCGACGGAAAATGTCCTAGTGTAGGACACTCCCATCCGTTTTGCTACAAGGTTGTAGTCTGCGACATCTTGCTGGTAAGCCAGCAAACCACCGATGTCGTAGAACCAATCAACCATCCAAGAAAAAGGAAGAAGCTCATACGCAGTGGAGACCGTGAGGCCTCCACCAAGCACTTTCTGAGCTTTCTTGATGTAGCTCTGTCTCCGTATTGAGAACTCATCTGGGTCATAAGAGAACCACAGATAAGTTGCAAATACGTTGCGGAATTCCTGTTGTACGATCGTCCAATCGACCCCAAAGGGTCGCATGGACGAACCGGTCTGAGGGCACTGCATACGCAGCACCCCGAGCCCGGAAACAGTGTAATTCACTGGACCAGTCACGGTCGAGGCAGGACTATTGAACGAACCCGTGGTAGATGACGAATTGTATGCTTCTTTCTTACGAAAGACATACTCCCTATTGCTGTTTTCCAGAAATTTGACATATTTCTGGTCCGCAGCGAGGATCGCCTCAGCACCCCTCTTGATGTCGTCAGCGGTTGGTTTCCAACCAAACTGACCACCAAGATAAGACTGACCAATAGCCTTAGAACCAGCGGACGCTGGCAATTGAAAGAGCCGGTTGGCATCTTTCAACTCGCCTACAAAGCGAGTAAGGTCAAAGTCAGGACGGGTAGGTCGAGAACCTCGAAGGATTTTAGCTCCCCATGCCCGTAGGTCACCCTCTGAGGGATGGTCTGCGAGCACTGTGGTGGAGAAACTATTCAATCCCAGAGAGCCGACCCAGGTCCAGACACGAGTGGCTGGAGTAACTCCCGATGGGGAGTATTGTCCAGACAGCTCAACTGCACCTGGGGTGGAATCGACTTGCAAATAATCTCGTGGATTTACCATGAAGGGATTAACATTCCCCCCAGAACCAGAGTTATTTGCTCTCATTATACGCTCGAGATGTTCAACAGAAGATCGAGTCATTCCAAGAGTGGAATGCTTCTGATATTCCCAAAGAGCATCTAGTTCGACCTCGGAGAGAGGCCCCGAACGATAACCGAGTTGTTCCTTATGAACAGTGGGGAATGATGATCCAGCAAAAGACTGGGTCGAAATGCCGTTGAACTGCGTCGCCTTGAAAGAAGGCGAACGCTGATCAGCGGTTTCATAAATCATCCCCATGTTCACTCCTTATGATGGCTGCGCTGTGCGCGCAGGATGCCCCGGGAGGG